TAGTAAACTTCCAAGTTAACGATTATTCTCCGTCGCCAGTGATAACAAGAGGTTCAGGAACGTTGATAACTTTACCTTTGACGATAAGAAGAGGATTCAAGAGCTTCAAATCATATAAAGTACTGAAGCCTTGGCTCATGCTACCATCGCTGAATCCTAACAATTGAGTAGGAATGATTGCCATATAAGGAGCAAATACTGCAGCAGAAGTAACCATATCATCGCCATTGTAACCAACAACGAATTCACCTTCGCCCATTCTAGGAGAAATGTAAACTTTCATGCCAAGTAATTCACCAGCATAGTAAGGACCATTAACTTTTGCATTGCTAACAGGCTTCCAATCTTCCATTAAACCGAAGATAGGCTTCAAAGCAGAACTTGCTAAGATGTAGTTAGCTTCATATTTTTGAGTTTCGTCGTAAATATGTTTGGATGCTAATGCAATGGTTTCAGCAAATGCAGCATAGTGATCTCTGATGCTTACGCCGACAGGACGAGCTTTATTCCATACCAAGTCTTCATGGAATCTAGCACCGTTAACTAAGGTGTCAACAACTTCGGTATCAATTTCATAAGACAATTCGCCACAAGCTTGAGTAGCTAAAACTTCACCAAGGTCGATACCCATTTCTGTCTTAGCTTGGAATTGAGCCATTTGAGAGTAGTAAACAGCAATTCTTCTTGCTTTTGCTTCCAAGGAAATACCTTCCATATGAGCATTAACGATAGGAAGATCGTTTTGAGGAATTACAACGTTGTCATACTTGTAAGCAACTTTAGTACCAACTGCAACATCACCAGGAATAACATTTACATAAGTGATGGTGCCATCAGTGGCGATTAACTTGTAAGTATAATAAGTAACAGTTGCTAATTGAGCAGCAGTATACTTGTCAATGAAGTTTTCTTGATATTCTACAATAGAAGTAGGATCTGCAGGGTTAATTAATATTGTCTTGAAACCTTTGACAACAGGGGTCCAAGCAGCGGTAAATTGACCAGCAGTAGTAACTACATCAACTACCAAGGAAGCGGTGTAATTAACTCTGTTATCGTCCATCTTACCAAGACGGAAAGGATCATTGAATAAATCACCTTGATTTACTCCACCTTTGTTGCTACCAGCGGTGAAAGACAAATATTGGATGTAACCGGTTCTGGACTTCAAAGGCCAAACCATAACAAGGTCATTGGCTATAAGATTTGGCAAGGCCACTGTCGTGAGGTCAAGACAGAATTTCTTAAAAGTCTTCATGTTGGCTAATTGAGTACCAACACTGTTACTGAAAGCTTCATTTAAGTACTCAGAAGTATTAGCTAAAACTCTTGCAACTGCAATTTTCTTTGTTTGAGGCATTGCTCTGCCACCGTGTTCCTTTGAATAAACTTTCTCAGAAATAGAAAGTTTCTTTTGATAAGCTTCTAAAATATTCATATATATTCTCCAATTTAATTTTTTTTGTATATTTTCTAAGGATATTTAAATTCTAGTGGTATTAAAAGCTATCCTGTTTTCTTTTAATACTAATTACAGATTTGCTAGATTTATTAAAGAATCAGATACATCGTCATCTTCACAAGATTTGTTTCTTACATTAGGATTTTTAACTCTATTAGATTCCATAACTCTTACACCAAGTCTGCTGTTACCATTAACATTAAAAGGTAATGTATTGATATTAACTTGGTAAGTTTTGAGGTCCTCACAAACTTGATCTACATCTTCTAATGAATAGGATTCACCAAGTTTACGTTTAATATCTTTAGATGTTAATCCTAACATCGTAGCTTTAACTTCAATGTATTTGTTAGCTGCTTGAGTAGCTAACTTCTTATAGCTCTCTTTAATTCCATTAGCTTTATCTAAACTTTCTTTTAAAGATTTATTTTCTCTACTAACTTCGTTTAATTTCTTGCTGTAGCTTTCTTGAAGTTTATTTGCTTCTTCTTGCTTTGATTTCGATGCAGTTTCGACACTTTCGGTTAAAGTTTTAACTCTGTTATTTTGTTTTTGAAGTTTTTCTTTTAATTCTAAACACTCCTCACTAACAGCTTTTCTTGCTTTAACTAGTCTAACTAATCTCTTGTTTTGTTCTTCTATAGTTTGCTTTTGTTTTTCTACTTCTTCTGTAAGCATCTCAATCTTACCATCTGCTTCTTTACTATCTTTAGCAAGTTTAGATAATCTCTCAACTGCTTGTTTATAGTTATCACAAGATTCTTTTAATTCATTAACTTTAGAATCACTAACTGCTAATTTATTTTGTAAATCTTTGCGAGCAGCTTCGGCAATTTGTTTTGCTTTAAGAGCAGCTTTGAGTTGTTCAAGAACTTCTTCGTCTCCGGTATCTTCGGCTTCTTCTGTTGTTTCTTTTTCCTCAACCTTTTCTTCAGTTTCAGTAGTATCTATTTCTTCAGATTCGGGTTCATCAGTTTCCTTTACATCAACATCTTCAGTTTCAGTAACTTCTTCGTCTCCGGTATCTTCGGCTTCTTCTGTTGTTTCTTTTTCCTCAACCTTTTCTTC